CCTGCTGCTCCAATATGACCACAAGTATCATTTGTTTGTCTGTAAACCTCATTTACATTTTCCAATGGTTCATCATTAAATGAATTTCTGTAACCACTTAGAAATGTGTTTGGCATTCCTAAAATATAGTGTTGTAAAATACTTTCAGTTCCATGAGCTGCATAAATAGGATATAATTTAGCATTCAATGTCTCCTGGTCTGTTCCTTTATTATTGTAATCACGATTATCTAAAATGCTTTCAAAACTTTGAAACTTATCTCTAAAATGTTTAGTTAATCCTATCATGCCACCCATCAAAGGTATATTATGAGAAACTGAATCTGTAATTGCATGAACTACTTTTGGTGAGTTTTCCCATTCTTTTACCATTTGAGCCTCACGATATGTTAATGGGCTATCTGTATCTCTGCAAATAATTCTTTCTACATTATGCTCAAAAATAGGTAATAACCGCCATAACATAGCCTTGCATAATGGTTCAGTAGGTAATACTTTAAATACTACATTGTACTGTTTCCACCTATTAAATAAACTTTCAAACTGCTCAAAAGTTTTTTCATCAACACATATATGAATCTTCCAGTCAGGATAAATACAACGAGCGAGACGAGTGTTAATCCACATGCCACGAAGATAGGAGCTAAAATCAAAGCAATTATGTTCTCTCTTACCATAGCCAAAAAGTGCATAACTAATATATTTCATTTGTTTGATATGTAATTATAGTAATAAAGAACTTCATCAATATAGGTTTCTTTTTTCAAAAGTCCACTTTTATTTATTTGTGTTGCCCAGTCTGTATCTTCACCAAAGTTTATTTCAGGAAACTTAAATTGTATTGCTATTTCTCTTTTAATAACGTTTAAGTGATTAGGGTATCTTTCGTAAGTTATAATACTAGAAGTAGTTTTATATTCGCTATATTTTATAGAATGTTCAAAAAATTTAGGAGCTTGTCCATCCATTGTAATAATTCCTTTTAGACTTACACAATCAGGTTTATTCTGTAATGCTTTTAAAACAAGTCTTAAATAATTATTTGCTATTTTATCATCATCATCAATAAAACATATATACTCACCTTTTGCAGTAGCTAACAAATCATTTCTTTTTTGTCCTATTGTTTTTTCATTTTTAGGTGCGTTATCTGTTATAACCTCAACTAGACCAAATGCATTTTGCATTTCTATCTGAAAATTGATTTCAAAAAATAGTTTACTAAATAAATTAGAACGTTCAGGTAATGTCGGTATTAAAATAGATAGCTTCAAATGTTGTGATATTTTGGCTTGTTTATTATTAAATGATCCTCTAAAAAATAGTTTTCTGATTTTCTGTATTTGAATAAATGGTAATCGCTTTGCCACATTTCTTGACTTTCTGTTTTTCTGTATTGTTCATCGTAATCAGCTAAACCCCATGCAGGGTGCATATGTCTAAATAAAACTTTGCTATCACCCATATACTGATATTTGCCTAATAGGTGAGCTACTTCTGTAGCTTCAGCATCACACCATAAAGATTTGTAATCGGGATGGTAAATGTAACCAAAACGCTTATAATAATCGAAGCCCATTATACTCATTGTCATAATATTTGCGTGTTGATTACCATCTGTGTAATGAAGAACCTGGTCAAAGTTTCCTTTGAAGTCTTGCCTGATTATATTGTCAAAACCTTTAATTTGAAACTCCATGTCATCAGAAGTATTTATCAAAATATCCCATCCTTCAAAAATATCCATGTCACGATTAATTGCATCTATTTTATTTTTTGAAGTTCCTCTAACTATAAATACATTATCATCAGGATAACTAAAACCGAACATACTTTGGTCATCTTCATCAATGCTAACAAGTATAGTGTAGTTCATTGATTGACAAAGCATTATAATGTTTTGAATAGCCTTTTTTGCTTTCTCAGGCCTGCTTCTAGTAGCTAGTTTAAAAAGTATATGTTCGTTCACTCTGCAAAGTTATAAAAAATAGTTTCGCTTTGTATTTCCTTAATAAATACTTTTCTATTTTCTTCAATCAATTTATCTTTTTTGTAAGTTGGAATACTTGACTTGTGTTCTATTTCATAATCCATTGCATAAAGATATTTGTCAGTTCCTGTTAATTGTTGGTATGGTGCGTCAGTTAATCCTGCTTTGTATATTCGATTTGAATAACCAGCGTGTTCATATCCATACTGTCCATACTCTGAATTTAAATATCCTACTTTATTAAGGACTTCTTTTGTAAGATACATAAATACCCCACCACAATTATGAAATATCTCTAAATTGTTTATTATAGCTTTAATCGTGTGTTTTGGTTCTAAGTATAGCAAGTGATTATAACCTGATTCAATAAAAAAGTTTGCCCAATTAGATTTTACCGGGAAACAATCATCATCAAAAAGGAAAATGTGGTCGCAGTCTCTAAGGGTATATAAGTTTTGATTTTTTGAATAGGCAACACCTTTGTAGTGTACATCTTCGTGAATGTGCAGATGGTAATTAGCAGGTTTAAATTTTTCAAAGTATTCTAACCATCTATCAACGTATTCTTTGCGATTAGGGGTAGTTGTTACGCCAATACCGATTTTAAAATCTGTTTCCTTACTTCTGTCCATTTGTTTAAATTATAATGTTTTTCAATATATTTTTGTAAACTTTCTCCGTATTCCTTTCTCATTGATTCATATTTGCTTAGGTTTCTTATTGCCTTATACCATCCATTGATATCATTATTCTTTAAAAATATTGCTGTTTCTTTCGGAAAAATATTGTAAGGTAGTACATCACTAACTATTGCAGGATTACCATGTAAACCAGCTTCTAATAGCTTAATTTCGCTTTTACATTCAGTAAATGAATTTGATTGTAAAGGGATTAAAGATACATCAGTTTCATTATATGCCTTTCCGTAATCGTGAACAGGTAAGCTGTAAACTCTTTGATATTTGTCAGATAAAGTTCCACAGCTCATTACTTTTTCGTAGTAGTTATAGTCTGCATTGTCATTATAACCACCTAAAACAAATTGAATGTTTAAATCATGCCTTAAGGCTTTACGGATAGGCATTTCTAAGATTGAAATATCTTCTTTATGGAAAATTCCTGCAATGTAGCCAAATCTAACTTTATCGCTTTTAGTCTTGTTAGGTTTCCATTGTTCATCTTCGTGGTCTAAGCAGTTAGGTATAACCTCAACATTTTTGTTATATTTTTTAATCTTAGATGCTAGGTGTTTTGTAGTTGTGATTACTAAGTCAACATTTTTAAGAATTTCAACTGTTTGGTCAGGGATGTTGTGAATATCGTAAAGTCTACTTAAATAATGGCTTTTAGGCAATGTCCAAATATCGTCAATATCGAATATCACTTTAATTCCGAGTGAATGATACTTTTTAATTATTTCTAATGATTTGCCACTTGTATCAATTTCTCTTTGATAAACTACTGCTGAATACTGTTTTATTTGTTCATCAGTTGCTGCATCTAAATCGGGAAAAACATCGCATTGAAAGTCAACCATGTCGGAGACTTTTGAGAATGGAACGATTAATCGGTGAAATGATAACCCATTTAGGTTACCCATATTCGCCTTTATCAGAATTTTTTTCATTGTGCTGTCGTTTGAGTTTGTCTTTGATTAATTTAATATCGTTTGCTACTGTTCTGTATGGTATCTTAGTCTTATCACTTAATTTTTTTGCATCTCCATGCTGAATGTATAATTTAAGCAAGTTAACTTCATAAAATTCATTTTCATTTTGTGGTGAACTATCTAAAAAGTTAATCAGTACTGAATAGTCAATATTTTCGTTTTCTTCAATAATCTCGTTTAAGTTATCTACAAATTTAACGTGTTCAACAAAATACTTTTTCCTAAATTTATTTGAATGCCAGGTTCTCCAAACTACTGCTGAAAAAAAGTGTTTAAGGTTTCTTATTTCTGATAGGTCAAATTTTTTCTCTATAATGACTAAAACAGCTTCAAAGTGAAGGTCATCCTGTAGTTCGTGATTGTGACATACATTCCGAGTAATTTGTTTGTAGATTCGATTATTTACAAGTTCATCAATCACTTATGCAAAAGTAAAGCAAATAATAAGAAGATTGCAAACAAAATAAAAGTAACATCACTTTTTTTCATTATTCTGTAAAGCTTTTAAGTACTTTTGATACTGGTTCCAATCAAATGTTCCTCTAATTGAGTTTACATCTAATTTTTTTACCCACCATTCAGTCTTTGAGATTAGTGATAGATTTGTTTGATTGTTTGTTTTCATGTTTATTTGTTTTTAGTTAATTTTTAAATAAGTCGATACTTTATAGCGCAAATATGTAAGTTATATGCCATAATTAACCCACAGCTTATTTTCAACTGGAGAGTAATATTTTGTTATTTGCTTTTCAGCTTGACAACATTCAGCGTATGTTTTATATTCAGCCAAATAAACATCTTTAAAATCCTTTCGGTATTTATGCCAACTTAATCTACAAGACAGATTAAAAGACCTACCTACATAAATAACTTCATT